TGCGACCAGAGTAATACTGAGGACCATACTCTTTTTCTTCTTTGATTTCAGTCACATAAGGAGCAAGTTGTTTACCAGTCCAACGCTCATTTGTCCAGATAGAGGAACAATCACCACCATCAATCAGCTCTGCTGCTTTCTCGCGGGAGTTGTAATGAGTATTAAGAATCCGACCAGTCCACTCAGGATAACCATCCCAGTGCTGATAGATGCTCAGAATGCTATCATCTTTGAGTTGAATACCAATGCGAGAGCGAGTTCCCATGTGTTTGAGTGATGCTTACAATACTAGGACAGTTTAAAGGCTACAGTTAGGATCAGACTAGAAAGTTTTTCTCATAATTAAGGAGATCTTTGGGTGCTGGTATGATGTTGTCACCATATTCAACAGCATCTTTCCACTGTGATCCAGTTTTTTTATAGAGTTTAATACCAAGGTGTTGATATTTAAGATCCGTTGGTACATAGACCTTGTAATCTGTACCATCATTGTCAGTGAGCATACTGAGTTGTTTGTTTTCACTCTTGGTCACGCAAATAGTCATGCGAGCAAGATTAAACAAATTTTCAAAAATGTCATAATCAGACAGATATATCTCAGAATTGTCCATAATCATGCGACAAATAAACTGAGGTGAGAGACAATGATCATGGGTGCGTTGTTCTGAGTTGTTCATTGCCTCTTCGCTAATCAATCCAGAATGATTATATCCAGAACTGAAAACCTGCTCATAAAACAAGCGGGTGATTGGTCGGAAAAAGTCAGGATCCCCCCAGTTATCAATGTTAGCATTTAGTGCATTGAAAGCAACCTGACAGTAAGCTTTCCAATTCTTTGAAGATTTCATGGTTGAATGGTGCTTACAATACTAGGACAGTTTAGAGGCTACAGTTGTCATTAGCGACGAATCTCACTGATGGCAGGCATCCCCTGATTGAAGACAACATCAACAACTGCCTGAACTTTGCGGGCAGTGCTGATACCAACAGAGTCATATGTAGGGACACAAACAAGACCAAAAGTCTTCTCTTTGCCACCCAGTCGAATAACACGACCGATGCTCTGACTGATACCAATGTAGTCCATGTTCCGCATAAAGATAACAGCTTCAAGACCACTCACATTGATACCCTCAGAGAGAATACTGTGATGGATGACTACAAACTTCTTGGTAGCATCTTTGCCCCAAGTGTTCAGAGTGTTGAAGAACTCTTCGCGGTTGACTTTCTTGCCGTCGATGATTGCACCAGTCTTAGATGTGATTGTCATCCAAGAATAACCGCGATCAGCAAGTTGAGAGCAGAAGTCAGATTGAGAAAGAAGACCAACAATCTGTTTTGTAGTGCGAGCACAAATCAAAGTTTTGCTGATGCCATTCTCATCAATAGTTTCCAACAGGTTGTCAGCATCCTCTGCAAATACAACCTTGCGACCTTTCACCATTGGCAGTTGCTTGACAACAACTTTAGGAGGAAGAATGTAACCACCTTCAACCAACTCAGGAGCAGGAACATTGACAAGAACCTGACCATAAACAGACCAATTCATGCCTGGTTTCTTAGGCGTCAAAGAATGTTTAGGAGTGGCAGTATAACAATAAGAACGATCTGCGTTCTCCAGAAAGAACTCAGTGGCGGGGAAGAAGTTCTTCTTTACACTGTTGTGTGCCTCATCAAAGTAAATAGTATTCACTTCAATATCTGCATCAACAATACGCTGAAGAGAATTGTAAGAGGTGAAGATAACTACATTTTCACCAGCTGTGCGAGCAGTGTTAGCAAACATGTGAATCTTGTCTGCTTTGGTGCTGCTGTAGTGGTGAGTTTCTCCACTATGAACATGCATAATGTGAGTGTTGGCAGTGTCAATAACCTCCAAGAACTCAGAGCACAGTTGCTCTGCCAACAAAATGCGGGGAGCAACAACAACAGTGGTGGTGCCGTTAGTGATAGAATCGTGACGACGCTGAGTGTCAAGAATCATGGTAAGAGTTTTGCCACCACCAGTGGGAACAATCACCTGACCTTTGTTGTAATTTTGCAGACGGTCAATGATGCGCTGCTGGTGAGGGCGAAGGGTGATGGTCAAAGTGTCGTATTTCTCTCGATGAAGCCAATATACAAAAAAACACCACCCCAGTCAAGGGGTAGTGTGCAGTTCAAAGATTGTCACATCAATAATCTAGAGTGTCAAATTCTTCAACATAGCAATCAACATTCTCGCCAGGTTCAAGATTAAACAACTTTTCCCAATCAATTTGTCGTGCATCAAAGTCCTGGAAAACTTCCATGTCCAGAGTAATGCGAACTTTTTGCTTTTGTGCGGCGAGATAAGAAACCATGATGCTTTGATTGAAGTGACTTGAGTATATTAGTCGATATAAACTACAGCGTCAATGGGGCTTGTGCCAGTTTATTTAGAAGTCTTTTACTAAAATTTTGAAATCCTTACATCCTTGAGATTGCATAACTTTTTCCCAAAAAATAGCATCTTCAATCTTTAAGAATGTTGCTTTGTGGTTTGCATAACCCTTTTTCTTCGGTTTTTGATAGTTCACTTGGTACATTGTTCCAATGACGAATAGCGTTTGCAATAATAAATCCGTTAGTTGTTACTAACTGAATCATGATAAGTGTACGAATAGCAGCAATTACATCTGCCTCTTTGTTGCTTCTACCCTCTTTTTGACCTAGAGCATAAGCCCATAGTCTCCACACACTTTTACTCTTACTCACTACTTACTTTTCTAAAACAAACTGAATTAAATCGACCAGATTTATTTAATACAGAAACTTTTGTATGTTGTGAGTGTACTTCTACATCACTAACGATATATTCACGACCAATAATTAAAAAAGATTGGGAAGGGTCATCATTACCACCCCAATTAACTTGTTCTTTGCTGCATCCAATATATTCAACAACATCGCCAATTTTTATGTCAATCATTTTTAATTAAACTCCATGAACCATCTTTATTATCAATCCACTCCAAAATATCACCTTCTTTCCATCCAAGTTCTTCCATCATCTCATCAGGAAATGTGAGAACTCCATCATCATCAATTTTTAGTGTTGTTCTCATCGCGAACAATAACAAACTACAGAGTTATCATACTGCTTTTGGCAAATGGATGCAACATTCGGTTGTGGTTTGAATAGATTAAGGAATCCAACAATCACGATAACTATTTGTGAAAAGACAACATAAAGAAACAATTTATCTTTCATTTTAAGTAAGAATTGTTTTACTTGAAGCCTTTGTTGCTATCTAATACTTCAACAGAATCTAAAAACATAGAATCTGTCTGAAACCATGCTAATCTAAGTGCCTCATAATCATCAAATACAACTGACTTACCATTAGTTAAACACAGTTTATATTTGTGCCTGTTATACAACTTAGAGCAAGATTCTGTGAAGTATTGTGGATCACTGGGGTCAATACACTGATTCATGGGTCAATCGGTCGATATTCTTGTGACTTATATGTTTCTGTTAGATTTTCATCATGAATAGAATTTCTACTTTTCACATATTCTAATTCATGCCAATACCATCTTTGACAAACAACTAAAATATGAGTTTTTTTATGTAACGGAGAATCTTTGACATTTTGCTCACACTTTGGTTTTGTGCCAACTTCAATGCTAATTGATTGATCGCACACAAAATAGACCCAACCCTCATCAATGTGACCATTATGGTGCCACTTCACATAATCATTGATCTTGGGTGTGTAAGTCATGCAAATGCTGCCTCCAATGGATTGAGATTTAGTTGCATAGCTGTGTATGGACGAGTATTATCTATGTCTACTTGATCACCTTGCTTGGTTGAGTTAATAGGGGCGAAATAGCATTGCTTTTTGGTGTTGTAGAATCCCCAAATGCATTTGACAGGAGCACCATCGTTGAACACATATTGATGATGATCGCAAATCCAAATAGATATGACATTCCGCTTATGTTCTTGAACTTCATAAGAATAACCTTTAGGAGGTTGGTGTGGAAAATCATGGGGCAATTCCAACTGGTTCATCATCAATACAAAGAGACAAATAATCAGGATACATTGTGGAAACAATATACTGTGCTAGTGCTTGTGTAGGTGCAACAATATAAACATCTACACTATAAAAAAGTATATCATCTCCTGGTGTATCTTGCATGGGAAGTTCAATATTAACTTTCCATACATTACCATTCTTGAGATGTTGTTCCCAAGAGACAATCATATCAGGTTTCATCATGTAGTGAACTCCTCAACAATACCCGACTCATGTTCTTCTGCCAATGCATATACACGGGCATTTTGAATGTTGTGCCGAAGTTGTGGATAATGCTCTACATTGAACTCTTGGTCTCTTTGTGTAATCAAGTCGAAGCATTCATTGTCACTTTCGGCAATCACATTCCATAATCCACCATATTCGGATTGGGGGAATGGAATGAAATGTTCAACAAGGTAAAAAAACTTTTGCATCGGTGGGGGTGAATTACTCTGACAGTTTAATCAGTTTTGTCTGGAATGTCAATCTCATCATAGGAGTTCCAGAAGTCCTCCCAATCAGCTTCTGTTGCTTTGCTTATGTTTTTTGATGAAGTTTCTTGCTGCTTGTTCGTTTCGACATACTTTGAGTTGTTGTCCATTGTGAATCACCATGAGTTTGGTTGTGCTACCTGCCATTGGTATGGCAGCATATAGTTTTGGATCCTCCCAACTTTTACCAACTAAAAACCCATCTGTGATGGGCTTTGGATTAAGAATACGACTTTGTGGTGGTTGTTTCATCTGGTTATTGGGTACAATCTCCCCTGGTTCTTCTTACTGCAAAAAGAAACAAATCAATCTCACTTTGATTACAGGACTTCTTACTTTCGTTTTCCATTCTTGGTTGAGTGTTGATAATTGTTGGGGGAACAACAACTGGAGAAGAAGAACTGCCACCATAATAATTTGGTGGATAATAACTTTGCTGTGCCATCAGTGGCACGGGAGTTAGAATCAAAGTAGCAATAGCAAAAAGGGGTTTCATAATGAATTGAAGGTTAGAGACCAACTATAGGAAAAATTAAAAGGATTGTCAACAGTCCGCCTTAGAAACTGCTACACCACCCACAACTCCAAGAGGAATTGACCAGGCATAAGCATCTTTCTTTGAAACTAATGCCGCAATACCACCACCCATCAATCCACCAAGAATGTTTCGGTTACGGCTACACCGCCTCTGAGGTTGTTGAGAGTGTGATGTTGGTGGATGATATGATGGACGATAGCCAACACCATTACATGGAACTTGCTTTCTATGTTTTCTTACTCTACCTGGGCGATATGCTCCAGTGTTTGTATAATATCCAGGAATATATTCTTCCTCAACAATATATCGCTTGCAGTCGTCAAAAACATTTACCTGCTGAGCATTAGCAGGCAAATGAATCATGAATGGAACTAAAAGTAGAGCAAGTTTTTTCATTTGAATGTAGCAGTAACTCCGATTACTTTAGCATTGGGATTGCGAGCAAGAGCAACTTCTCTTGCTTCTTGATAGTCTCTGGCATAGACTTCTTCAGTGAAGACTTTACCAGCAACATAAAGTTTGACTTCACACTTCATTTTTCTTTGATTGCAAAATAAATCAAAATGCAACAAATAAGAGAAATTGGAATAGCAAACATCCAATACTCAATAAAAACCCAAATAATAAATCCAATGAGTGCAAGAGCACCCCATCCACTAACATTGTCAAAATTAAATTCAGATCTTGAGGGGGATTGGTAGTTATCTCGACCACCAACAGGAGATGGTGCAACATTGGTTACTTTTCCAGCATAACGATTTTGTGCTGCATCCATTACATCGTCGTGAGACCAACCATCAGGAAATTCTTCCTCAATAATTTTGTTGGGTTGAACCCAGATGTCCCAAAGCATAACATGTTGTTTGACTTGAAGCTAATATAAAACCCCTTACGATGTTTCGCAAGGGGTCTTGTGTCAGTTCTCTGATTGTCTCAGTTGCTGAACTAGATATTCTGCAAATTCTTCCATTTTTTCAGGATGAATTGCTCTAATGCCTGCTTGCTCTACAGCAATTTTCATAGATTCAATGTGTTGATTTTGAATTTTATGTTCTTTGGGCAGAGTCATTGAGCAATCTCCTGAATGTAGTAACATGATAACATGTCATTTTACAAATAGTTAGGAACTTAACAATTTCTTTGGGATTGCTTAACTGTTCTTATTGAATTTTTTGCGACACTTTTTAACTTCCTTAAGTTCATCTTTAATCATCTGATATGCATCTTCAGGAGAAATTCTCCGTGACATTTCCATAGCAGTGATAATTTCAACTCTAGTTCCAAAGTGCTTTAAAGCTTCCTCAAAACAGTTTAGCTCCTCATACATCAGTAAAGATTCTCCTCTTGATCAGTTTCGATGACCAAATCTGAAGTAGGATAAGCAACACAAGTGAGCACGAATCCCTCTCCAATTTGGTCATCATCCAAGAAAGATTGATCAGACTGGTCTACAGTACCACTCACAATTTTACCAGCACAGGATGAGCAAGCACCAGCACGGCAAGAGTAGTTAAGGTCAACACCTGCCTCTTCAGCTGCATCCAAAATGTATTGATCGTCTTCAACTTGAATTACATTTTCAGTGCCATCAGCGTTGCGAAGGGTAACAGAATAGGTCATTTGTCTCCTAAAGAATAGTTTTGTAACGCATTGTTGCGTTCTGAGATATTATATATCACGGGATGAATGCTGTCAATTTTTGCCTCCATTCTGTTTTCACATTCATATAAAGCATTAGTTAGCTCTATATTTTCACCCTCAAGTTTTTCGACTCGCTCCTGTAACTCCAAAATTTTATTGGCAAATACAAAAACATTTCCATCCTCAAGGTCAATCTTTTCGGATGGTGCAAAAAACCTGCGGATTAAGTTCAACATCTGGAGACAAATAAACTTTACTATCTATGGTAGTTCGGTAATTTCAACAGGCATAGTTTGTTTATTATTTGTAATAGTTTCGTGAAGTTTTTTCACTGCTGCTACTACTTCGGGAGTTTCTTCCCATTCAAAAGTATCACCAGACTTGGTAATATATTGGCGTGTCGTCATAGTTTGCCTCCTACTACACCAGAGTTTACCACACGGCTATAAAGATGTAAAGTACCTTCTTGCTCGCATTTAAGATACCAGCGTGTCATCTTCAATACCTCTTCTTTATTCACAGCAAATAAAAAATCTTTACCAGTATCCTTACGAATACTTTTCCACATAAATCGAGTTGGTTCAACCCAAAAAGCATTATCAATCAGTTCTGCCTCTGGGCTTAGTTTTGGACTTTTTGATTCCTGTTGCTCCAGTTCCTTTGAGTCGTTTTGCATAGTCGTTTCGGTAGTCTTCATAAGGAAAGTAGGCATTGTGTTGAAGTTTTTTCTTTCCCTCCTTTATATACCATTCCAAAGCAAAAGGAAATGTTTCATGAAATGGTTTTGTTGGATAGGAAGATTCAATCCTTTTGTTTAGCATTTAGAAGTGATAGTTGACGCTCAAGTTCATACTTTACAGTAGACAAATGTCCGTAAATGTATGCTCTCCACTCATTGTCTTTCATGAGTTCAACAACATTATTGATTTGTGTGAGAGCAAGAATCAATCGTTCTTGCTCAGTCGTCACATGCTTCGGAGATTTGAATAACATCAGCGAATAACTTCCCAGTTATCATCGGCAGTTTCGTTCATCCAGAAGTGGTACTTACCAGAGATAGATGCAAGAAACACCTGACCATCTTTACGCTGTTCAACACGACAGGAGTGCAAGTAATCCATCTGATTAGCAAAACGATTTTTTGCTTTCTTGGATTTGGGTTGAACGCAAATGAACTCTGTTTTCATGATGTTTGTCTGTAACTTGGCTAGTATAGGGCAAAAGAAAGGGGTCTTGCGACCCTTTGTGACAGTATCAGAGTTGGTTCAGAGGAATCAGACGCTTCAGAGAACGAAGTTCTTTATGCTTCTCATCATCAGCAAACTGAGGAATTACACCAATGATAGTGAAAGGACGATCAGTAGGAAGAGCGATCTGAAGTTGTCACAGTGTCCTCAATCAACCTATCACCCAGAACCTTGACCATCAGATTCAGTGTTCTTTGATGTGGTCGCTGCTTCCATCCATACCATGGTGTTTTCTTACCAGGATAGGGAGGCTCTTGATTGACTGAATAGTATTGATCCGCAGTAATATCAAATACTTCGTGGGTATTCTTATCTCTCAACCACCAATGTGCTTCATCATGATAATCAATCGCACTCATTTGTTCTAGCACATCAGTATTCATAAGATAATATAATGCTTGAGAAGAATGATAGCAGTGTCCAAACATTGGATTGCCTGCATTTTCTTCTCTATACTTTTTTGATACCATATCTGGTGTGAGATTCTCTGCAATCATATACATCACCAAATCAATATCTTTATACTCAAAAGGTCTAAACTTTAGAGTTCGTGTCTCAAATATTTCTTTGTCTTTATAACGATGTCTTTCAACGATTTTCATAAGATACTAAAAGAATTATTTAGCCATGTTCTCCCGAACCCGGACAAGCCAGATTCTACTCAATTATTAACAACTTGTCAAACGATTAGAAAAGAACTTTACTTCTTCAATACCCATATACTCATTAAAGAGTTTCTTTTCCATTTCATATGCTTCAACTTCCCAAGGTTGGTCTGAATAGTCCGTATCAGAGTGGTCTATGCCCTTCCAGAAGCGTTTAGAACCTTTATCCTTAAGATTCCCCTTGACATGCTGATAAACATGCCAGAGTTCGTGTAGAAGCGTGCTGATGTAATCTTCTACATCTAAACGATTGTGTAACTCAATCTCAAAATCTCTAGGACGCCAATCACAATTAAGTACAGTACACCATCCATGAACACCTTCACGAAGTAATCCACGATGATTTACGATGATGTCAATCTTATGGCGTGGTAGATACTTTTCAATAAACCAGAAGACAACATCTTCACATCGACGCTGACTATAGTTGTAACCAGTAGTTTCAAGAAAGAGCATTGATAGCAGCAGCAGTTACACGGGTTCCCCAATTCATCATCCAAAAGAATGATGCAATGAAGATAAGTTTGTGTGTGGTGGTCATCACCTTGATTTATCTGAAGCCAATATAAAACCCCCAGTGGTGTTCTGGGGGTAAAGGTGGACAGTTTGTCAAGTGGTTATTATTCAGCAGGTTCTTCTGGTGTTTCCCATGAAGTATAGTCAGAACTTCTAATGTAATCAGCAAGTGCATCTGTATCTGCTGTTGCATTGATTGCAGTTTCTTTTGTATTGCAAAAAGTACGAATCTCCGCACGACGAGTAGCAACATCATCAGGAATATCAATAGATGCTTCTGCTTTTCTTACAACATACCAATCGGTTTCTGCTAAAAGTTTTCCTGCAGTATCTTTGGTTTGACTTACCCACAGTGTTTTCAATTTTGTATGATCTTTAGGATTATTTGGTCCCCAATAAAATTTTTGATCATACACGGCAGATGGTTCATCAGCAACTTCTGTGATACCAATTGCTTCTTTTTCTGCTAAGGTCGTTAACCTCAACCAGTTTGCTGGATATTGGATTCCATCATGCGTAAATGCACGATCATATTTAAGTCTTTGACCGTCTAAAAATAGTGCCATGGAATTTATAAAACCAATATATCTTAATTATGGATTATTTAGTTGATTAATTAATTAACGAGCGCGAGCCGTTTTGAATGGGTTTTCGGCGAAACAGGCGTAGATAAATGTGCCGCCAGAAGCATTTATTCGGGTTGTGCTAGCACGAAGTTTGAAACCATTGCTTGTAAAATCAAGTGCATCTGTATCGGTTTCACTAGAACTGAGATCTGGGTACAAAGTGGCGCTAAGTACATTGTAGGCATCGCGTGTTGAATCATAAATCAACCAGTTAGTGCCGCCAGTGCTTGAGTATTTAATCATCACCCACCTCGGGCGCATTCCCGTGAACACAAACGGACCATCCGCGCTGCCGTTGCCGGTGTAGCTGCCGAAGGCGCTATAGCCCTCTACTGGGGCAAACGAATACATTACATGAGCGGTAGTTCCTAGAGATGCACCAGATGAATAAACAACACTTGACGAGGGGTCAGTGTTTTGCCAAATTGTAGTGTTTGATGCAAAAGAGCTTGTATCCTGTAGACGAAGAAATCCTCCTGGACCTGCGCTTCTATGATAAACAAACCAAGTTGAAGGGTCTTGTGTACGGGATTTAACTATTACAAGACTAGGTGCAGCGTTTAAGCCATGCCCAACCGTAAAGTTACCCGAGCTAGGAGTAAAGGTTGCGATCGAGAACCCCGCACTGGGATTGGCGCGGACACCTGTTGGCGTAATGCTGCCAGCAGTGTTGTTGGTGTCCGTTGTTGTTCCAGCGTCCCAAGCCCAGGCGACGTAAGTTTGAGGAGCGTCGTTACCATCTGTACTGCTACCAAGTGTAAAACCGTCAGAAGTAAATGCAGTTAAAGTAGTGCTTCCTGTATCTTCTTGAGAAGTATCATTGGAAATGAGCCTTTTTCCAGCCCCTCTAACTGTGTCAAACAGCAAGTTATTTGGAGATTCTGTGATACTGCCAGATACTGCTTGACGACCTTTACGCCAAACAAGATCAGGAGCAAAGTTATAACCTGAAATGGTCAGTGTAGCTTCAGTTCCAGTGTATAGCTTGACATCCATCGCCGTCGAACCATCGGCAATCGTTGGATCGTCTAGGTTTGCAGTACACAATGCCTTGTAGCCGCTTGGTGCGCCGCTGTAGGCGAAGGCGCGTTGACCGAAGTTGAAATTGCAGCTCAAGCTGGTGCCGTAACTAATAAAAAAGGGAACAACGGTTTTGCTGGCAAGTGGTGAGCCTGAAATATCGATAGAGCCTAAAGCCACCCCATTTTTGTAGAACTCAGCGGTATTTCCATCAAGATCAAGGGCAATTGCAATAGTATCCCCCTCGACCAATGCTGTGGAGTAACTTTGTGCCGTATTAGTGTCCAGCTGATAAGAACCGTAACGTGTGAAAAAGAGCATACCCTTGGCCTGCTCCGTTGAGTCGAGTTGAATATTTGTCACTTCTAAAAACACATCACTAGCGCAGACGCCGAAATATATTCTGTCGGGGTTTACTCCGCTTACATTTGCTTCAAAAAAGTATTTACCAGAAGTGACTCCTATGCTGCCTTTAATGCCTGACCAACCATTGGCTGAATTGGTTTTGGTTAAATTTCCGTTAGACAGAACAGCAAGACTATGCTTGTCAAGTGGATTTAATGTTGCATAATTGCCGCTTACTTCACCACCAGCACCTGTATCAGTCTGCGTGCCGTCGGTTGGGGAGTCGAACGAACTGTCGCTTGTGTTGTCCAGACTCCCGTTGACAAGAACGGTTCCATTAACTTCAATTGCGTAAAGCCTATTTCTGCGATTGTTTCCTGAAGTGGTAGAAATTTCTAGGTATCTTGGCGACCCCAGAATTGTAAGACTATGCCAACCAATAACCCCAAAAGTGCCACTTGTGCCGCTGATTGGAGTTTTGCTGCTGTCTAAAAGCTGATAATCATAATTTACATATCCTGCTTGAAATCCGCCATAAACGCGCAATGAAGTGATAGTTGGATAATCTCTTAAATCAAATCTTGCTCGAAGAACATTCCCAGTAGTGAGCTGATCACCGACCCAGTAAACTTCATTGCTTGCTGTATTCCCATCATGAACACGCTGCATCCCAGTTGTACTGGTGTCATAATCTATATCTGCGTCTGTTGGGAGAAAATCAATCCAGTACGGATCGCCTCCGTTAGGAATTACTCCGTTAACTGCAACTTCCGAGGTGCCAGCATAATAACCTCCGCCCAGTGAAAGATTGTTAACAGTCCAATCATTTCCATTTCCGCTGCTATCCGTTCCAAACGCAGAAGCAGAACTGTTATCGCTGAAATCTAGGTGGAAACCATTAAAGCCATACGTTCCAGAGTATTCAATCGGTTGCCACACACCGTTATCGTCAAACTCACCGAAGTCAGTCGGAGCAAGCGCTTGGCCGTCGATGAAGTGAACGTCGGCTAGGTAGCCGTCGAGATAGACAGAAGTATCTAAATCCCCAATTAGATGTGGAGATGTTGTGTTGATATACAACAAAGCATTCTGGCTAGGTGTTGTACTAAACGTTAAGGTCTGCTGAACACCATTGACGTAAATCTTGATGCGGTCACTGCCCGTTGCTTGTGTTGTGTCTACTGCAAATACAATGTGATACCACGCGGAGCAATCCCTGAAAACCGCGTCTGTATAAACTTGGGCTTGAGTTGTACCAGAAACTTTATCAAATAATCCTAGTTGATCGGAACTATTGAAGTTAAAATAGTCTCTGTTGTTGGAATCTGTATAAGCACCCATTAATGCATAAGTGCCTCCAAGGTTTCCTCTTTTCACCCACCCCGCCCAGGTCCACGTCTTGCGATTGGGATCACTATCAAGTATTTCTGAAACATGACCAACCTCATTTGCTGAATCAGTAGTCCAAGAGCCAGTCCTTGCATGGTTCCAAGTTTGGAGGTCTGTCCAACTGGAGTTATCGTTACTACCCTGCAACTTCATATATCTGTTAGCAGTATTACCTGCTAACCCATAATTATTGACCCCCCAGACTTTGACGCCATAAATGGTTTTTGTATTTCCTGAACCCCAATCTTTTGAGATGAAGAATCCTGCAGAACCAACACCGGCATCTTTTCTTACACCTTGAGAGTAATCTGAACCACCTCTTGTTCCATTAAATGCTGTCCAACCAGCTAATCCTTGAGTGGCATTTGTTGCAACTGTTCCGTTTGAATTATTAGTGTCAGAGGCATCAATTTTGCTATCATTAATATCATAGAATTCAATCTCACTAACTGATCCACCATTCGCATCACCTTCAAAAAGAATTCTGTGATAACGATATGCAGTGCTGGTGTCAATTGAGGTATCAGCGTATTTGTTGGGATCTTCCGGCGTACGGCTTAGATAAGCACTGTCATCATCGTTAAACCGCAAGCTGCGTTCAATAGTGTATTCATCGGTGCCGGATCCAGAAGCACCAATAAGCGGATTATTATGAAATAAACTCATGAGTATGCA